TCCACTCCGTACTTTCCTACGCCGAGCTTAGAAGCTTCGTAAGCGAGCTTTGCCAGCCCATCCACGCTTGTTCTGGTGTCAATTTTAGCAAGTTCGGTAGAGAGTTTGTTTACGTCCTCCATCGTCAGACCGCTGACCTTACGAATATCGGTCAACGAACCCGAATACTCAAGGTTCTTCTTGATAACACTCGTAAGTAATGATTTCAACTGATTGAACACACCGAAAAGACCTACATAAGCCACAAGATTTTTTGCTGCCGTATTCCAGGATTTACCCTGCTTGTTTGCTGCACCCGTCGCCTCGTCGATGTTCTTCTTCAGCTCCTTCATCGACTTCTGCTTGTCGGCAAACTCCTTGCTCTTGGTGTTGATTTGGTTCAGTTCCTCTTCAAGCTGCTTGTAAGCACGGCGCAGTTCGTCGAGGGAAGCCTTGCCCTGCTTGCTACGAGTGAGAATGTCGTTAAGGGCACTCTGCGACATACGGGTGCCTTTGAGAGTCTGTTCGAGCATGGAGTATTGGCGACGGAGGTCAGCTACATACTTGCTGCCGGCAGGGAGTTGCTGTATCTTCTGCTGAATCACTTCCATCGTGTGCTTGATGTCTTCGCCAGAAGCCCTGTTGGGTTCAGCCAACACCTGCTTCATCTGCTTCCAGCTCATTGATGCTTTCTGAGCCTTACCCGACACAGCCTCCAGTCGCTTCTCTATCTCCTGAAGCTCTTTGTTGTATTGCGCAATGTCGCCAGTATTTCCTGTAGGAGTATTGTCGCGAGCCTCGGTAAGCGTAGACTTGGCTCGACGCAAATCGGATGCCGAAGCGTTTTGACTGGTTACGGTCTGGCGAGCTTCCACGATGCCCATCTTGCCCTTGCGTCTATCTTCCTCAGCTTCAAGCTGCTTCAATGTGGCGAGATTCTGCTGATAGCTGGCATCCGATTTTTGCAGCGAGCCCACGAGGTCGCGCTGTTGCTTGATAGCCTTGTCGAGCCACTGGTCTGACTGATTGGAAACGTTCTTTAGTCCGTCGGCTATCTTGACGTACTGACCTTCGATAAGACGCATTTGATCGCCCACCTGCTTCATCTCGCCTCGTATCTGCTCTGCCCTCTTCAGGTCGGCATCCGATCCTGTGAGTTTAGCAAGAGCCGACTTGCCCGAACCCATAGCGCGGCGCAGGTCACGGAGCTTAGTATTGGTGAGGTCTTGCACCACCTCACCCAGTCGCTTTGTGTCCTCGATATTGTCGCGCTGATACTGCGACAGGGCTTTTAGTACACTTTCCGATTGCTTACATTCGGCTGTGTTCGCTTTTCCTGCCGCCGTTAGTTCCTGAACGTGATTGGTATATTTCACGATAAGCTGGTCAAACTCCTCCATTACCTTTTTAGCGGTAGTGGCATTCGCAGTGACGATTACTTTAGCTAATCTTTGGTTTGCCATTGTTCTGTTATTTTGTGTTGTTAAATTGAAAAGTGGATTTCGTTGTCCTCGAAAGCCTTGAGAAGCATAGTCTCGCCCTGGAAACCATAGAAGTCAACGAGATAGTTTTGCATACGCGTTTGCAGGTGTCGAAGCTCCATCATAATGGCAGGACGCTGAGAACGACCCGCTCCATAACGTTTCCATGAACGAATGTAGCGGCGGGAGTAGTTGGCCTTTCGTGCGCTATCCACATCATCGTACTTAGTGCCGAGACCTACACCCATATCCACGAAGCGCATATAGTCGTTGTAGGTAAACTCGTAGGTCCAGCCTTCGGGAGTATCGTTTACAATCCTGCCTTGGAAAGAGTTTACGCCTACTCCTTCGGCGTGCCATTGACCGCGTGCCGCACGAGCCGCATTGACAGCTCTGAATCCGCTATAGATTTCCTTCGGATAGATACATTGCGTTTCGGTGTTAATCTTGAGCTGACGCAACACGTCGCCAAGATACCACCGTGCGGTGTCCTTGAAATCAAAGGCTGGAGCTTGTATTGGTTTTGGCATGATGTTTTACTTTTTATTATCATCCGAGTTTTCATCTTCCGGCACGATATACTTGCCGTTGCTGCCACACGCGAAGTTGTAGAGCGGTTGCAGGCTCTTCCAGTCCATGCCCACGACGAGCCATTGTCCGGCGTAGATGTCGCCCACCATGCCGAAGGAGATGCTGCTGGTGTCGATGCTTTGCAGCTCTGCCATCACCATGGCATCGTCGGCAAAACTGCGCTTTGTGACGGGACAGCGGCCTGTGCGCTTCACCTCGACGAGCCAGGCGATGAGGTCCTTGCAGTAGTCGGTGAGGTCGTTGGCCGTGCGTTCTATCTTGTTGCCGTCGTAACGGCCAAGGGTCTGCGGTGTGTCCTTCACCTTGGCGAGAAACCACACCTGGTGAGAGACCGATGCCTTCTTTGCGTCAACGAGTTCGCCGGTGGTCAGTACGCTGTATAGCATACACGGCGAGTGAACGACGTTGGCATTACGGGAAAAGATATTCTCAAGGTCGATGTAGCGGATGCGGAAGAAGCTCTGGTCTTCGAGGCGCTTGCTCTCGGGGTTGTGAGACAGGGGCTTGTAGATGGAAGCCCAATGCTCAAGGATATTGCTTATTGTTGCCATTCTCTTTTCTCTTTATTAGGGTTGATGGGCGATGCCCATGCTGCTATATGACTATTCGGGGTCGGGGGATTTTTCTTTATTCATCTCCTCATCGTCTCGCATGAGTTCCTTCAACTTGATATTGAAGTGTCGCTCGGTCTTGTCGGCTACTATCTTCTGCATCACTCTCGCCCATCCCGCTCCGTTGCAGGTGCTTTCGTTCTCAAGTATGCTGACAAACTGGACTCCGCAGTAAAGGGCGGCGAGATAATTGGCGAGGTGGAGCGGATTCATGTAGTCGAGTACGATGGTGTCGATGGCGGTGGCGAGGAAGATGGCGAGGATGAGGACGGAGAAGTCCTGCACCATCTTGGTCATCTTCTTGGATTTCAGTTTGCCGTCCATCTGGCATTTGGGGTTCTTCTTGATAGCCTCACGATACCGGCTGTAGATACGGCGGTTGAGCCGCCATGCCGTGTAGCAGTCGAGTAAAAGGGCGAAGAAGCATACACCGATGTAGTTGAGTGATGGTTCGATGTAGCACCACAGCAGACCTATTGCGGCTGCTATGAATCGGGTAATGTTGGGTAAGATCGTTTGCATTGTTGTGTTTGATTTTTAATGTGTGAAGTTAATGTGAAGTGTTATCCTGTTTTGATTAAGATACGATGCAAAGGTAATGAAAGGAGAAAAAACGGGTGGGACATACTTTTTTCGCCATGCGGACAGGCAGAGAGGTATGTCCCAATCGTTTTTGGATGATTTCGTAACTTTGCCGACGTAACAAACAACATAAACAAGATGAGTCAGATAACACAAGGCACATTGGCACGCATCGACAAATGGTTGGCGCAAGGCATCAGTATCGAGACGATGTTCCCAAACCTGGAGCAGCGCTATCGTATGCAGATATGTGCGGAATATTACAAAAGGTGGGTGCAGAACAAGGATATTGACCCACGCACCACCTGTCGCAACATTGCCCGGCGTGACTACGAGTTGTTTATCAACCAAGCCGCACAGGGCAACAAGGAGGCTGTGGCGATGATTCAGGCTCTGGGCATCACGGTGGACGATGAGGGTAATGTGAAAAATCGCACCATCACGGAGCTCAACAACGACGTGGCGGTGTGCAATCATATCATCCGCTTCTTCACCACCGACGAGAGTCCGCGCCACAAGGCCATGTACCTCAATTCGGCAGAATGGTTGATACGCACGGGCAAACAGCAGAACAACGACCGTGCCGTGGATAAGGGTATGCAGGCTTTGGCCAACATATACGGCAACTTCATCGAGGAGAAGGATGCTACGGACGAGATGCCGGACATGAGTCGCATTGCCATCACGCAGGACGTGAGCATCGTAAAGCGCGACCGCATCAACTACACTGAGGAGGAAAAGCTGCGTCTGGCCCGCAAGTATGGTCTTACGGCAAAGGATATGCGGGATATAGCCGAAGAGGAATCCCTGCAGGCTGTAGGCAAAGACACTGAGCCGGACTACTTCGAGTACATGGAGCAGAAAGACGAGGAGGATGTGATTAGACACGGGTACATGAAAGAAAGCGAATTGACGGATTCGGAAACTACGGATGATGCGGAATGATTGAAAACAAAACAGAAGTATCTGTTTGATGCAAACAATGGGCATCGTTTGATATAAACAATAGGCATCGTTTGAAAAGCGAATGTGCCGACACATTAAAACGAATGTGTTAGCACTTTTTGCCAAAAGTGTTAGCACATTTTACCAAAAGTGTTAGCACATCAAAAAAAACGGAGGGGCGGCTGATTTCACCAAAAGAGTTAGCTGATTTCATCAAAAGAGTCGAACCTCGGCAAATATATAGTGCATAAATGCGCTATAAAAACACTATAAAAAGACTATAAAAAATATGTTAAAATGTAAGCGACAATGATAACAATAAAAATCAAGACATGGAAGGACTGGAAGAAGGACTTCATCGATTGGGTAAAGGAGCCAGGGCGCAAGACGTGCAAGGAATATGTGGACTATATGGAGGCTTTACAAAAACAGACTCTCTACCAAATAATAGAGGACACTTGTGATAAATACAACAATATGCGTGAGGATCAAATCAAAGACATCACAGAAGCAATAGAAAAATGCGTGGCTGCTTGTGCTGAACAAGCACGCAAGTTAATCGATGAATGTCAGCCCGCAAAATTCTTCTAAGACTGGAACTTTCATTATAAGCAACAAAAACTCTACACAACATGAATAACAACATAAAAAGAAAGGACTGGGTAGGCGGCTCGGCTGCTGTATTCAAGACGTTGGGCGCAAGCAACCATACGAATGCGGATAGACAGCGGGAGGATTACTATGCCACTGAGCCAAAGGCGACGGAATGGCTGTGCAAACTGGAGAGGTTTGAGGGAAGGATATTGGAGCCTTCGTGTGGCGAGGGTCACATGAGTAGGGTATTGGAGGCAGCAGGATATGAGGTGGTGAGCCGCGACCTTGCGGATAGAGGTTATGGCGAGGTGGCCGACTTCCTCGCAATAGATAACTTGGCGTGGGACGGCAACATCGTTACCAATCCTCCATACAAATATGCGCAGCAGTTTGTGGAGAAGGCTCTAAGCATCATTCCCGAAGGAAAGAAGGTGGCGATGTTCCTGAAGCTGACTTTTCTCGAAGGCAAGGCTCGTCGCTCGCTGTTCCGTTCTACCCCCCCGTTCGTGTTTGGGTAAGCTCGTCAAGACTGAAATGTGCCATGAATGGCGACTTCGATGCTTACGGCAGCAGCGCAGCGGCTTACGCCTGGTTCGTGTGGGAGAAAGGGTATAAAGGCGAAACAACTGTGAAATGGTTTAACTGAACTATAGTGAATAAATGCACTATAAATTCACCATAAAACCAATATAACATAAAACAACACAAAAACAATACATGAATAACAAACGACACAAATATTTCAACAAGATTCCGCCGTTCAAGCCGGACCCTGAACACTACACACGCAAGCAACGCTCGTGGAAGGCGAAGGAGGCCTACGAGACGGAGGATGATGCTTGGGAGTTCTTGCAAGAGAATCCGAAGCTCAAAGCACAGGGATATACGGTGTACAGATGCAGGACATGCAGCAAATGGCACATCGGACATAAGACGCACAGCGAATGAGGAAGACAACTACGAAAACACGAATTGCACGAATTAGAAAGAGTCTACAAAAGCACAGATAAAACGGAATGTTCGTGAAATTCGTGAAATTCGTTGTTCCATACACAACACAAAATCAGGATAACAATGCAGCAAGCACATAACATTTACTTAACCAAATTCCAGCAGCAGTCGCTATACATGGGAGCCAAGGACGAGCGAGTGATTGCTGCCCGTCGTGTGGGTAAGACCGACGGCTTGGTGGCTCCCTATGTCTGGACGGCATCAAACTCCATGCCTGGTATGCTCGGCGCATGGGTGGCAGTGTCGCGCCAACAGGGTTTCTGTAAGACTATACCGAGCACAATGGCGGCTATGGAGCGCATGTTCGGATTTAAGCAAGGCATTCACTTCGGTTGGGGCCGACCGCCGAAACATGCTCGTGAAAGTATCTTCAAGCCCGATAAATATGACAATGTGATATGGTTTGCCAATGGGGCGATATGGGTACTTATATCCCTCTCGCAGACCGCCAGTAGTAACTCCTACACTTTTTCGGCCTGTGTGGGTGACGAAGCGAGGTTCTTTCCTCACCAGAAAGTGACTGGAGAGTTGATGCCGGCTGTTTCGGGGCAGACACATCCATTTGGCTACATCAACTTCTCCGACTATAATCCGATGTATAAAAGTACGCGCTTTCTCTCGGATGCCTCGCTCACAGCCAAAGGTTCGTGGTTGGAGAAAGAGGAGGAGAAACTGGACTTGACGGTGGAGACGGGACCATACAAGGGCCATACCTACCGATGGGTGCAGGAGCAGTTGGAGGAATACGCCGACAAGGTGATACGCTACAACGACCTGCTGTATAACGCCAAGAAGACCAGTCACTCGGTGCGTGTGGTACCGAAGGAGTTGCGCACGATGATCCGTGCCGTGGCTCTGAAGATGATGAAGCATGAAGGGCAGTTCCGCATTATGCCCAACCATGGCCAACACGTCACAAAAGGCATGGTGGAGATGGCGGTAAACTATAAGCTCATTTCGCAGGACGATGCCGAACTGATTTACGATTACGAATACCTTATCACGCCGGAAGAGGATTTCGAGATGCAGATGTTCCAGCGCTCGAAGAAATTCTCCGAAAACTATCTGCGTGAGCTGCGCCGTGTGGCTTTCTGTGTGCGCCGTGCGTCATCGCTCGACAATGTGGACATTCTGGGTGAAGACTATATCCGTCAGATGAAGCGAGATCTTCCACCCTACACTTTCGCCGTTTCAATTCTAAATGTAAAGATTCAAAAAAGTAATGACGGCTTTTACTCCAACCTCGACATCGATCATGTCCACGGATATATCCCCGACGAGATAGACCCTTTATCGTCTGCAAAATTCACTACGCAAAAGGTATCGGGCATCATCGGTGGTAAGAAAGTCACGAGCGAGAGTTATCAACCCGACTTCAAGGAGTTGGGCGAGCGAAACGACTCGCGCCAGGATTCCGACTGCATCAACTCCCTTCCTCTGTATATAGCCCTCGACTATAATGCCAATATCAATACGTTGGTGGTCGGGCAGATGTATGAGCGTGACGGCATGGAATGTCTGAACGTCATCAAGAGTTTCTATGTGAAGAACGAGCGCAAGCTGCGTGATGTGATAGCCGATTTCTCCGACTATTACGCACCGAAGCGAGCCATCAACCGTGACGTGACGTATTTCTATGATGCCACGGCAAAGCAGGGTGCATCCTACGCTTCGTCAGACGAGCGATTCTATATGACCGTGATTGAAGAGTTAGAGAAGCACGGTTGGAACGTGACGGCCATAGATATGGGTGCTCCAGAGAAGCACGAAGTGAAGCACAAAATCATCAACGACGGCTTGGCTCACCTCTCCTACCCTGCCATCCGCATCAACCAACCGAACAACCCCGATCTAATCATTGCCATGCAGCTCTGTGAGGTGCAGATTTCGTACAAGGGATTTCACAAAGACAAGAGTCAGGAGAAGAAGCCCGAAAGCGAGGACACGCTACCCCTGCAGCAACGTACCGACTTCACGGATGCCTTCGATACGCTGTACTTAGGTTGCAAGTTCTTCAGAGTCGGTGGCGGTTGGTTCGTATTGCCGAGTGGAAGATAGGGGTTGAGTTTTGAGCTTTGCATAAGAAAGGCGAAGGGCAGACGTTATCACAACGGCTGCCCTTCTTTTTGAATAAACAAATAAGGATATTTTGATGTAATATGATTAAAGATTACTTATTTCTTTGTTTACCAAGACGATATTTGTGCGTCTTAAAAAGAGGACGAGTAAGTCTTGCGGAGACTGAGTAAGAAGACGGAGTATTGAATACCTCTGCTTTAAATCTTACCGTATAGC